GTCTGAAACCTTTCAGACGGCCTGAGTTGAATGCTGCTTATTTCTTAGCAGCTTTCTTCACTTTAATCTTCACGCTTTTGCCTTGGGCGTTATTTTTACGTCCTGCTTTGACAGAAGCTATTTTCGCCTGCGCCTTTTTCTTGCTTGCGGCTTTAGGTTTGCTTGGCTTGGCCGGCTTGGAAGCAGGTTTGCCTTTTACCTTACCCTTCTTTGCCTTCGCGGGAGCAGACAACGCTTCATCAATTTCTTTAGCCGAAAGTTTATGCTTACGTTTTTCGACAGGCTTGTCAGCAGCTATAGGCTTACTCGCAGGTTTTGCTTTTCTGGTGTCGCGTTTCTTACCGACTGAACCGCCGCTGATTAAGGTCAAATCAATCTTGCTGGTATCCAAATCGGCACGCGCGACTTTTACAGTAACCGTATCGCCCATATTGAAACGGACACCGCTGCGTTCGCCCTCAATCGCCATAATTTCAGGACGGAAGTTGAAATAATCCTCTCCCAAATCGCTGATGTGAACCAAGCCATCGATATGAATATCGTCCAGAGTTACAAAAATACCGAAGCTGGTCATGCCTGAAATCTTGCCGCTGAAAACTTCGCCGACTTTGTCGCGCATATAATAAGTTTTCAGCCAATTTTCCACATCGCGGCTGGCATCATCCGCTCGGCGCTCGCAGAAAGAGGTATGTACGCCCAAAGCCTGCCAGGTTTTATTGGGTTGGTAAGTTTGTCCGTTCAATACAGCTTTGATGGCACGATGGACCGTCAAATCCGGATAACGGCGGATAGGCGATGTAAAGTGTGCATATGCGCTATAAGCCAAACCAAAGTGACCGTCGCAATGCGGCTCATAAACCGCCTGTTGCATAGAACGCAACATCATCACTTGCAACAGTTCCGCGTCCGGACGGTTTTTAAATTGCTCGGCAAGCGCAGCATAGTCTTTCGGCGTCGGATTATCGCCGCCGCCCAAACTCAACCCCAGCAAACCAAGCTGCTCGCGTAAAGTGGCCAGTTTTTCGGGAGTCGGGCCCAAGTGATTGCGGAACAAAGCCGTATGTTTGTTTTTCAGCAAAAATTCTGCCGCGCAAACATTCGCCGCCAACATACATTCTTCAATCAGCTTGTGCGCATCATTGCGGACAACAGGAACAATCTTGTCGATTTTACCGTTGTCGTCAAAAATCATCTGGGTTTCAACGCTCTCAAATTCAACCGCGCCACGCTCGAAACGTTTTTTCTGCAAGATTTTAAATAATTTATACAGAGTATCGATTTGCGGTTTAAACGGATGATCCCGGCCGTCTGAAATCCAATCCCAAACTTGATTATAAGTCAGTCGCGCATGAGAGCGCATTACTGCCGGATAGAAACGGTATTCCTTGATATTGCCGGCATAAGTAATCACCATATCGCACACCATACACAGGCGTTCGACATCAGGATTGAGCGAGCAGATGCCGTTGGACAAATTCTCCGGCAGCATTGGAATCACACGGCGCGGGAAATACACGCTGGTACTGCGTTCTTGAGCATCTACATCAATCGCGTCATCCGGGCGGACATAATGGCTGACATCGGCTATCGCCACCACCAAACGGTAATTGCGGCCGATTTTTTCGGCAAAAACCGCATCGTCAAAGTCCCGCGCAGTTTCGCCGTCAATGGTTACTAGAGGCAAATCGCGTAGGTCCACGCGCCCTTTCAAGTCGGTTTTACGCACATGATCGGGAATTTTCTTCGCAGCTTTGGCACATGCTTCGCTGAATTGATGAGGCAAATGGTGCTTGCGCACGGCGATTTCAATTTCCATACCGCTGTCGGCATAATCACCCAACACTTCAATGATTTTCGCTACGGCAGGGCGGTTTTGCTCGGGGTAAGTCTCAATTTCACCGACAATGACTTGACCGGATTGCGGTTTAAAGTGCGCTACGCTTTCAGGTTCCAAAACAATGCTTTGATTCAAGCGTTTGTCTTCGGCCTCCAAAATCGCCACGCCGCGATCCATATAAAAACGGCCGACCACTTTAGACTGCGCACGCTCCACTACATCTAAAACCGTACCTTCGCGACGGCCTCTGCGGTCGATACCGGCAGGGCGCACGGTAACAATATCCCCATGCATCACGCCGCGCATCTGACGCTCATACAAGACGAAATCGCCCTCGCCTGTCGGCGTAAGCGGCACGGCAAAACCAAAGCCGTCTTTATGCGCTTCGACACGGCATTTAACCAATGCCAATTTTTCTGCCGCACATACTGCGCCACGTCGGTTGATCAACACCTGACCATCACGTGCCATCGCTTTCAGACGGCGTTCGAAGAATTCATATTCATCTTCTGCAATCGACAATTCATGCGCCAAAGCTTCGATTTTTGTCGGCACACCTTTTTGTTCCAATAATTCAATGACCCATTCACGACTGGGCAACGGATGAGCGTAACGTTGTTTCTCCCGCTCCAAATACGGGTCTTTTTCTCGTAAATTTAAAGATTTAGTATTTTTGTTCATTTTGATGGTTGACATTCTTTTTTTAAAATATATAATAGCTGCTTCTTCGCAGTTCAGATAGTCAACTCTACCTGAAATTG